GGATCGATCTGCATCGTACTTTGCTGTACAAAAAAAGTTAAAAGTTCATAATCGTGTATTACAGGTAAAATTAGTTTAATCGCGCTACCGAGATATGCACTGCCGGTGCCGCCCATATGTTGGTCTGTCGTAGATTTCTTATTCACTTCTTTTGGATATCTAATCGATTTTATAGAATCTATCACTAAACATTTAAGTGGCATTCCGTCTTGAAGATGAGACAGTACTTCACTGCCTATGAAATCAAAAATTTCTTCCGGTTTATTGGTCTTTTTTAAGATCAATCTACTACAATCGCCACCAATTTTTTCAAATAAATTTAAGTTGAACGAAAATTCAGAATCAATCCACAAAGTAAGGGCTTCTTTGTCTTTTTTCTGTAACTCTACTATGGAAAGCATAGCTATAAGACTTTTTCCTGAAGATTCGGGACCGAATAAAATCGATATCTTGCCATGTTGAAACCCACCTGTTCCATTTGCTGTTGCCCAATTAAGTGAAGGTGAGGGCGAAGCAGTAATCTGCGGAGCTTTCTTTTTAATTTCACTGGCTATTATGCCCCAATCAGAACTAAGTTTGGTCATCCATTTGCTCATATTTTGCTCCCTTTTTTAAATTATCTTTTGCCCACATTGGCTGTAAGTTAGTATAGTGACAAGCTTGCTTGAGTTGCTCAGAGTTTTCTAAATTGAACAAACTTAAAGGCTTAATATGATCTATATGCCAACCATATAAACCATAGTTAGTCCAGGTCATATTAAATTGGAATCTCAATTCTAAGTAAGATTTAAGTTCAGATATAGAGCATCCAAGCCACTCAAGGGTTCTAATACTATTATTATATTTAATTCGTCCCAACCTTGATCTAATTCTTTGTTTAAGTTTGTATTCAAAATCAGTTTCTAACTTAGACCTCTTATATTCATATTGATTTTGACGATGACGCTCAGGATTATTTGATTTCCATTTTTCTTTTGTTAAATAGTCGCGCTCTTTATTATTCTTTCTCCAATCAATATTGCGACAAATATTAGAACAATATTTAGATTTATTTCTTTGAGAAGAATATTCGCAATTACAAACTTTACAAGTTAAATTAAATTTAATTATATATACACCTTTAGGCATTACATTCCCTCAAAATTTGTCATGTGGTTATCACCATACACGATCTTCTTGAGGTCGTCGTGTGCCTGTCTAAGCACGCTCAGCTTGTTCTTCATCAGCGTTACTAACGCCTCTGTCTGGGCCTTCTTATCTTTGGCAGCAATAACATCAGGATCTACATCGATGTAGCGTTTTCTAGCCTCGCTGCTGTCTTTTATCTCTCTCTGCTTGAGATAGTCTGCTGCATTATCTAGATATGCGATGGACTCAGCCTGTTCAAGCTGAGCTTTAGCCTTTAGATCTGCCTGCACTGCTTTTGCTACTAGCTGTCCTGCTATGTCCTGACCTAAGATGAGATCGCGTAATGCAACCCCACCCATAAGCTTGGATACATTTGCAATATCCTTGATCTTCTCAAGGTAATAAGACAGGGCAGTAATATCTACCGTCACCGGTGAAGTGTTGTCCATTGTCTCGCTCCAAATTGATAAGTTGTATTAGATTAGCTCTTCAAGATCGCATCGTACTCTTTGGCCCACTCGTCGTTAGATACTGAGGCTGGCACAACTGCAGTAGCTTTCTTTGCTGCTGGAGTAGTATTTTTTGCTGGAAGTGGTACAGACTCTTCTACCTCTTCTTCGTCAGCATCGTCGAGCTTGATAGTTACTTTCTTTGTTCCTACTGGTGCCTTAACAATTGTTGGAGCAGATGCCTCAACTTCTGAGGTTGAGCCGAGATCAGCTTCTGGACAAAGCTCGATAAGATCGGGCATATTTGCCTCTAAGATCTCCTTAAGTTCAGCATAGGTCTTTATCTGATACACTGTAGAGAGATCATAGCCAAGATTGGCATAGTTTTCTACTACTGCATCGGGTAGTGGACTTCGGTCATCGGTAAAGGTGAGTCCAGCAGAAGTCTTAAGTTTTACTTGCTGCTTCTTGACGTCATACTCTGTATCACGAAATTGTCCTGTACGAGTGATATCGAACCACAAACCAGAATCTGTCTCTTCAGAATTAAGAGAAGTTGGATCTTGATTGTAGTCGTTGATATACTCGAGCATCTTCTCCTTCATCTTCTTATGAGCTGTAGTCTTGATCTCCAAGAGACCGACTTCTCCAGCCTTATCAACTGCATTATAGACATATACCGTTTTAGGGGTCATATCTGATATGAATTGATTGAAGTTCTTCATTGTCACTTTGATCTCTTCGTCGCTAGATCCGACTGTCTTTAATTGAAAGGTCATATCTTCTGCTTTTTTCTTTAGAAGATCCACATACTCCTTTACTGGGCATGCTTTTTCAGCGGTGGTCATAGATGAAGCGAATGGGCGAACTCGACTATTCTGTAGGTCTTTAAGACCCCAGATTACTTGCCATTTACGATACGGATATCCCTGCGAATTTTCACCAAATGGTGGGAGGATGCGATAGATATTATGTCCATCTTTGAGTTTATGTCGCTTAGTGTCTCTTCTTGATTTGAGTGAATCTAGATTGATTTTGATCTTTGAATTGGCATTAGTGTCTGTCATTTGTTCTCCTTAGGTTTTTAATTACTGGGCATTATTTGCCATATCAATTATACCAGATTATTATACAATATCAATAAAAATAGTATCTTATGTCTTCTTAACTTTTTTATTCCCATTAGCATCACAGTCTACAATGTCAACAAAACCATACTTATAAAAGGTATTAATGAGAAATGTAGTCCACGGATTTTTTACGTATATGATAAGTTCTGTCTTCTCAGGTCTATCATTGATCTTCTTATTAAGATACTTGTCAAAGATGACTGGATAATCCAAGTGGAGCATCTCTAGAAAAATCTGATTTAGTTCGGTATCATTCTTATATGGTCTACCATCGTAAAGATGGACACGTGCCGAGTATGCCGACATGTTTTCAGGGTCATATGCTGAAGCAATAGATCCCAATATCGATCTGAGGTGATGAGGTGCAGTGATGTTGCCTTTACCAGCTTTCGTCTTGTGTAAAGCAATCTCTGGCATAAAGTTAGGTGTATCAATCAAATACTCGTTCTTACCCAGTTCAGCTGGAGCTTCTTTTACTATAGAAAATTTAATCATTTCTCTCTCCTTTATTTATAGAATTATTTTACCTGTTCAATTTCGACGATGTCAAAGCCCACAGTTGTTCTCCAGCCAGTCTTAAGTTTACCACGGATATATACTAGTGAGTCATGAGTCCAACCGAGTGCCTTTTTTGCATCCCATTGTGTAGCTTCTAAGATGCCAAAGCCATCTGTAAGATTAATAGCTACTCTATGCCACTGTCTACCACTCTTTGAAATACCACTCTTATAATTGGATCCCTGATACAGTAGTATCATTGCTATTTCTCTGTCAAAATTATTTTTAATTAGACTCTCTGCTGTCTTTATACTATTGACTAGATACACATCCTCTCTATCTGTAGAGACCATCTTATATGGGAAATTAATGCTATCTACTTGTTGCAAAGCAGGCCATCTTGATATCAAGATTTTGCTAATTTCAGGAACAGACAGCAGTGATTTATTAAAGGACTGGTTGAATTCTTTCTCCTGTAAGAAAATAGAGAGTGGATTTAACTCCATCATGTCAGGTTTAAAGTTTGGCTTACTTTTCCTAAGAGATGAATATCTTTCAATAAAGTTAAGACGACGCTCAATATAGTTCTCTATAGAGAGATCCATGAGATCATCTGCGGCCCTTGCCTTTATGAGTGCACTTATACTGCCTACATTTACCCTAGCGTGATTGACACGTTCTGCATAATCTTCTAGCGAAGAGAATGGACCCTTAGTCATGAGTTCATTAATTACCGCTGGACCAATACCTTTAATGGCAGATATAGGGGTAACAATCTTACCTTCTTTAAGGTAATAGACATTGCTAGGATTTCTTAAGCTTGGAGCTGATATCTTGTCTCCAAGGTAGGCTACAAATTTCCTAGATGTATCCTCGTCGTCTTCGCTGTTGAGAACACTGCACCACCACTCTAGCGGATAGTGGTGTTTTAAATATAAAGTGATGTAACCGAGTTCCGCATAACTAAACGAATGTGATTTATTAAAGCTATAGTTACTAAATGCCTGCACTTGTTGACAGATAGTCTCAATTGCTTCATTAGACCAACCCCGATTTAGACAAGATTCTCTTATCTTAGAGAAAGTACCCATTATAACTTCGTGTTTTTTCTTGGCAATTGCTGAACGTATTATATCTGATTCTTCCCATGTATAACCAACAATTTCAACTAAGAATAACATGATTTCTTCTTGAAATTGGAATATGCCGTTCGATTCTTTTAATATAGGTTCAAGATCTGGGTGCAAGAACTCTAATTGCCGTACACCATTACGAACGTCTACATAATATTGTGTTGCAGTAGTGTCTTGAAAAGGAGCATCCATCGCTCCTGGTCTATATATAGCTGTCATAGATGTCAGATCTTTCCGATTCTGAGGAGCAAATTCCTGTGCTTTTCCTTGGATCAGGGGAGTATTAAACTGAAATGATGAGTCGGTATCTTTATTATAGAAGTCAGCAAACACACCAGGGTCTGCATCGGGTAGGCGATAAATCAGAGGTACACCGTTTTCTTCTTCATAAAAATCTACATCATGGTTCTTCTTTACTAGATTGATGCAGTCTGCTACCATATTGAGTGTTTTAATGCCTAAGATATCAGCTTTTACTAAACCACTCTTTTCTACCATAGAAGCATCGTACTGAGTTACTGTTATGTCACCTAGATTTTTATCAGTCATTATCATAGTGGGTATACGGCCAGCACGCAGTTCAATTGTTGATATAACAAATGCTGAAGCATGTCTAGACCATCCCCTTACAACTCCTATCAATTTCTTAACTATAGTTTCTACTTCTGGCTTCTGCTTAAAAAAATTGCTCAATATTGGATTATTATCGACCTCCCCCTTATGAACTTCTCCTTCCTGATCTGTATATCCATACAGAAAATCATACTCTTCTACTCCTTGAGGAGAGTCCTCAATGGAGTCACATAATATCCTTACTTCAGGATCATTACGATTGCGTCCATATAATGCATACATAGCGTCCTTGATAGCATTTTTTGTCTTCATAGTGCTAAATGTAGCCATTTGTGCAAATCCTAATTGATATTTATCCTGCAAGTATTTAATCACTAGGGGTCTTGCACGTTTAGCTATATCTAAGTCAATGTCGGGAAACGATCCAGCTTTAATACGAGCATGAGATAAGAATCGCTCAAAGGGCAAATTGGTTACAACTGGATCCACATGAATTATCTTTAGATAAAAACTTAGGAGTGAACCACCGGCCGAACCCCTAGCAATTCCTGTAGGTAGATTATTAACTCGACAATAAGCGCACATATCTTCATATATTAAGAAGTATGGTAAAAAATTGAGTGTTGTATTCTTCATAATAACATCAATTTCTTTCTTAAAACGAGCAATATAGTCAGGTGAATCGTTCCATCTACCATGTTTTTTGCATAGGTACATCGTATAGTAGTAGCATTGCATATCATAGTCGTCAGTCTTTTGTTGTATAAAGTCAGGTATTGTAATTTTAGGCAGATGGTATTCATACTTAATTTTTATGGAGGATGCAGACCTCATAATATCATGAGTGTTCTCAACCATTTTGGAATATATTAATTCATCAAGTGCATCCCCAAGATGACTCTTTAGTACAGAGAATATCTCTCTAGATGATCGATATGGTCTAGATTCTGAGAAATATCTAGCATCTTTATATGAGTTTTTACATACACAATCATGTATTATTTTATCATCAGGATCAATGTAGTGACAGTCGGACACTGGAACTAATTTGATATTAAGTTCATTGGCTATTTTAAAATAAAACTGATTTATAATCTTCTGGATATTGCCATTCTCAACATTGTACCCCATAAAACCTATAGAGGAGTCAAAGTAGTTGTATACATCGATTGCAGCTAGTTCTAATCTTATATCTAAACAGTTATTTAAAGTCTCAATTACACTTTGTGCTTCTACTGGCTGATGTGATATTAATAGTTGTGTAATAGGGCCATTTACACCTGGTAAACCAAATACTATACCATCTCTGTGTGCTATCACTTGATCTAGAGAGAGTATAGGAAAGGACACTTCAGATATCTCTACTCTTTCAGTCCATCCTAGTGAGGCCAACTCGATTAAATTTTTATACCCCTGTTCAGATATTGCCCACCCATTAATATAAAACATATAATTATTAACTTTAAGATGTAACCCTACTCCTGGAATACCTGTGACAGCATCTGTCTTGTATGATGTCTTATTCTCTTTATTAATCTTCTCAATAATGGCAGGGATCCTAACGATATCGAAGAGGGAAGCCGCATTTGCATGATCTACAAATGATATAGCTGGAATATTACTCTTTAAGCAAAACTCTATCCACTCACTTATAGAGTTAATAGAGTCAGTATGACTGAACATAGAATGACAATGAAGTTGTGCTGGCTCAGGAAGGTTCACATCAAGAATAACTTGCTCTTCTATTGCTAGAAACTGATCTACTTCGCCTAGCATTTTGGATAGAATCTTATCTAGATCAATAGTGGCACTTATATCTGATATAGCATTATGAGCATCAATCTCAATATTGAAATGAGTGCATAACGTAGAAAGTTTCATATTTGGAGTCGGAAGTTGTGCCTTTAACTTTCTAGCTCTCTTTAAAGTATCTCTAGTGTCCTGAGAGAATAACTCAAAGAACTCCTTTTCTTTGCCTACCTTTTTGAATAAAGAGGCAATAAACCCCCTATCAAATCCAACATTGTAACCAGCCATGATAAATTTACAATTAAAGCCTCTAAGGTAAGTGATAAAGTTATTTACCATAGCATTTGGCATTTGAAATGTTTTTAACTGCGCTATTGTTAATTTGTTAACATTCAATGCCTCTTGTGCTATATCTTTCCAGTTGAAAGGTTGTGCATATTGATTAAAGACTATATCAGAGCGTACACCGTCGATTACTGGTATTGCTCCGATCTGTAAAACATCATGTTTGATATTGTCAAGACCGCTCGATTCTATATCGAGCCAAATATATTGTATTTTATTGTTTTTATTCATGAATTGATTATACATCGATAGATTTTACTGCTATCTTAGTAATTTAGAAATAAAAATGGGGTCCATCATGGACCCCTAAGAGGAATAAGGTTACTGGGAGGGAAACCTTACGTTGTCTGAAAATTAAAGTTTAAATCAATCTTAGTAGTCACTGTATCTACAACATTAAGTGCCACACTAACTTCATATGAGTAGATATCTTGTCCAGCAAGACCATACTGTATACCAGCAAGATATGCTTTATTAATTAAGTTTCTACCACTGTTTGCTCTCAATATTGCTGTTTGATAACTAGTAACTAATGAAACGGTAAAAGTTGTAGTACCGGCAGCTGCTGCAGCAATAAGAGCAGCACTGATGGTAGCAAGATTAGTAACTAGTTATCAAACA